AGAAAAAAGCGAGATCCAAAAAAAGGAACAGGTAAAAAACCTAAGAACTCTGGAAGGAGACTTTATACTGACGAGAACCCAAAAGATACTGTTAGAATAAAGTTTGCTACTGTAAAAAATGCAAGAGCAACTGTACGAAAAGTAAAAAGAGTTCGTAAATCTTATGCTAGAAAAATTCAAATACTAACTGTAGGAGAACAAAGAGCAAAAGTAATGGGTAAGAAAAGTGTAGCTAAAGTATTCAAATCAGCCAAAGCAGGGTTAAGGAGAGCTAGAAATGCCAAGAAAACGAAGAAAAAGAGATTCAAGACTTAAAAGGGCAGGTGTATCAGGATATAATAAACCTAAAAGAACTCCGGGTCACCCTAAAAAGTCGCATATTGTTGTTGCAAAAGTCGGAAATAAAATAAAAACTATTCGATTTGGGCAACAGGGAGCAAAAACAGCGGGTAAACCGAAGAAAGGGGAGTCTGAAAGAATGAAGCGTAAAAGAGCATCATTCAAAGCAAGACATCGTAGAAATATAAGAAAAGGAAAAATGTCCGCAGCATATTGGGCAAACAGAGTAAAATGGTAGAAGATATAGATTTAAGATATTTGGATGAGAGTTGGCTTGAAAATCTTTCAGAGTCAGCAACAGCAGTATTAGATAAAGTAGACAAAGAGGCTTCTAAGACAGGTCAACTCACCGAAGAAAACTTGCAGATCTCTGCATTGTGTGGAGGATTCCTATATCTATACCATCTTGCTCAATCCCATCAAATCATTCATTCAATAGACAATATAACGAAACATTGACACTAGAAATTAGTCGCAAAGACATAGAGGGAAGGGAACTAACCTCTTATCAATCAGAAGATAGGTTTATCAAACTTCCAATAGAACCATATATGGAACTATTGGGAGTTACTCCTATCGCATCTCAAATAGCAATCATCAATGCAATCAATAATCCTAAGTATCGTTTTGTCTGTGGTGCAGTATCAAGACGACAAGGAAAAACTTACATATCAAATATAATTGGACAGCTTACAGCGCTTGTTCCAAATACGCACATATTAATTATGTCGCCTAACTACTCACTCTCTCAAATATCTTTTGACTTACAAAGACAACTTATACGACACTTCGATTTAGAAGTAACAAAAGATAATGCAAAAGATAGAGTGATAGAAATATCAAATGGCTCTACAATTCGTATGGGATCTATTAATCAAGTAGATTCATGTGTAGGTAGATCGTATGACTTAATCATTTTTGATGAGGCAGCTTTAGTAGATGGCAGAGATGCTTTTAATGTTGCACTTCGTCCAACACTAGACAAAGACAACTCAAAAGCAATATTCATCTCTACACCTCGTGGTAGAAATAACTGGTTTGCAGATTTCTTTTATCGTGGATTCTCAGATGAGTTTCAAGAGTGGTGTTCGATTCGAGCAACCTATCACGAAAATCCACGCTTTAGTGAGGAAGATATTGTAGAGGCAAAAAAGTCTATGTCAGGGGCAGAGTTTGCTCAAGAATATATGGCTGACTTTAATACTTATGAAGGTCAGATATGGGCTTTTGATCATGAAAACTGTATTGCAGATTTGAGTGAACTTGATACAAGTCAAATGGATGTTATCGCAGGACTTGACGTAGGTTACAAAGATCCTACAGCATTATGTGTCATAGCATACGATTGGGACTCAGGCAACTTCTATGTACTAGATGAATATTTAGATGCAGAACGAACGACTGAGCAACATGCTATGCAAATAAAAGCACTACAAGAAAAGTATAGTATTGATTGGATTTACATAGACTCAGCAGCTCAACAGACTAGATTTGACTTTGCACAAAACTATGATGTAACTACTATTAATGCTAAGAAGTCTGTACTTGATGGTATTGGAGAAGTTGCAAGTATAGTAGATAATAATAAACTTATAGTTGATCAAAGATGCTTTCACACTCTTGAATGTTTAGACCAATATCAGTGGGATCCAAATCCTAATCTTATGAAAGAAAAGCCACGACATGATAGATTCTCTCATATGTCAGATGCTCTCAGATATGCGCTGTATACTTTTGAGACATCAGCAACAACTTTTTAAATTAACCACACCTACGAAAAAATGTTTCTTGACTTTTTCGTGGTATTTTAGTATAATACAAGATAAGAGAAAAATAAATGAATCTTAAGCGAGACTTAGTCAAATACGTTAGAGACAAAGCAAAGTCAAAATACGACAAGGGAACGGAATGTCTCATTTGCGGAAGTAAGGAAAATCTGGACTTTCATCACTTCTACGGAATGACGGAACTGTTAGAGAAGTGGCTAAGAGAGAATAAATTAAATATTGATAGCGCTGAAGAAATAATGGAAGTTAGAGATACGTTTATACAGGAGCATATCTCAGAACTATACGAAGAGGCTGTAACTCTTTGTCATGATCACCATTTAAGATTACATTCCATTTATGGAAAACGACCCAAACTATTCACAGCCCAAAAACAAAAGCGTTGGGTATTAAAACAAAGAGAAAAATATGGCATGGTATGACAGAATACTAGGTAGACAAACAAATATCTACAGCGATGACGAAAAACATAATCCTGCTCAATACCTAATCGGTAGAGAGGAGGGGTTAACTATAGAGTCTAGAGAAGTCGTTACTAGATATCGTGATGCTTATGAAAAACTAGAAGTTGTAAATCGTGCAGTAAACGTTGTAGTAGATGATGTCGCAGAGATACCAAGCGATGTTGGAGCAAAAATACCTGGTCTAAATCCTGTATTTAAAAATATTAGAAAAGTTACTGTTAATAACTTACTTAATGTACAACCAAACCCATTTCAAGATGTAAATACTTTTAAAAGAAATCTGATAATTGATTTACTGATTGATGGTAATATATTTATTTACTTTGATGGACAAGGCATGTATCATTTGCCTGCTGAAAATGTAATTATAGAAACAGATGAAAAAACGTACATAAGCAAGTATACGTATGACGGAATGATAGATTATACTCCAACTGAGATAATCCATATTAAAGAGAACTCATTTAATTCAATATATAGAGGAGTTCCAAGATTAAAGCCTGCATTTAGAACTATGCAACTTTTATCTAGTATGAGAAACTTTCAAGATAACTTTTTTAAGAATGGAGCAGTGCCAGGACTAGTACTTAAAAGTCCTAATACACTGAGTGAGAAAATAAAAGAACGTATGCTAGCTGCTTGGAGAGCCCGTTACAACCCGAGCACAGGAGGGAGACGACCATTAATACTAGATGGTGGTTTAGAAATAGATAACTTGACGGAGGTAAACTTCAAAGACCTAGACTTCCAAGCAGCTATTGAGGCAAATGAAAAGATTATACTACAAGCAATAGGTGTACCACCATTGCTATTGGATAGTGGGAACAATGCAAATATTAGACCTAATCATAGGTTGTACTACTTAGAAACAGTACTACCTATTGTAAGAAAGATTAACTTTGCATTTGAACGCTTCTTTGGTTTTGACCTTTCAGAAGATGTGAGCAATATACCTGCTCTTCAGCCCGAACTGAAAGACCAGGCGGCATATTACAGTACTTTAGTTAATACTGGTATTATGACACCTAACGAAGTCAGAGATGCAATGAGAATGAAGCCGTTAGAAGGGCATGACGACTTAAGAGTGCCTGCTAATATAGCAGGCTCAGCAGCGAATCCATCAGTAGGTGGAAGACCTGAACAAGAGGAAGATAATGGCGAATAAAAAACAATTATTAAAACAACTAGCTGATTATTTTGCTGAAAAAGGTAAGTTTTTATCGGCTGCAGAGTATAAAGCTGCAGAAGATGCTCCAATGAGATTTGTAATCGCTAAAAGGCCTTTTGGATCTTGGTCGCGAGTAGCTTCAATGATAAAAACTAATTATCCTGAGGAATGGGCTAAGATGAATACTCCTGTAGTGGAGGAAGCACCAAAGCCTGCACCTAAAAAAGCTACCAAGGCTGCTACAAAGCCTAAGGCAACAAAGGGGAAATAATTATGCAAAAGATTTTTAATTTAACATCAACTTTCAAATCCGTTGAACCCAACGAAGATGGAAGTGTTAATATCAAAGGATATGCCAGCACTAACGACACAGATCGTGCAGGAGATGTTATTATGAAAGAGTCGTGGGAGAAAGGAGGATTAGAAAATTTTACAAATAATCCGATCATTCTTTTTAATCATGACTACAATAAACCCATCGGCAGAGCCACCTCATTAGAGACTGACGAAAAGGGACTAAAGATTACAGCAAACCTGTCAAAAAGTGCTGGTGATGTAACCAATTTAGTGAAAGAGGGTATTCTAAGAGCATTCAGTGTCGGCTTCCGCGTCAAAGACGCAGATTACATGGAAGAAGGCGATGGATACTTGATTAAAGATGCGGAGTTGTTTGAAGTAAGCGTGGTATCCGTACCCGCTAATCAAGCAGCCACCTTCTCTGTGGCGAAGTCTTTTGATACTCAAGAGGAATACTCTGAGTGGAAAAAGCAATTTGTCAAACCAACCGAGGCTAAAAAGCCTCAAGATACAGACAAAATGTCTGTCTTCAAGGAAAATAAAATGTCAGAAAATAAAGACTTTAATCTTGAAGAGTTTGCAAAAACAGTTGCTAAAGAAACTACGGCAGCCATCGCGATGCAACAAGCCGAAGCAAAAGCTTCCGCTGAAGCTGAAGAAAAAGCAGTTGCAGAGAAGGCAGCCGAAGAGAAAGCAATAGAAGATGCAAAACTCGAAGAAAAGAAAGCTGAAGTAACAGCTATTATCGAAGCTGGAACATCTGGAGCAGAAACACTAGTTTCTGATTTAGAGAAGCGTATCGATAGTCAATATTCTAACGTTGAAGAAGTAGTAGAAAGCCTGAAAGCTGAGCTACAAGAAAAATCTGAAGAAATCGCACAAATCAGAGAGTCTAAAAGAATCTTTGGTGAAAGACAAAAAGGCGGCGGTTTAGAAGCCTATGCCTCAGATTTGGAAGATGTATGGCTACTAGGTAAAGCTACTGGTAAAGGACTAAATACTAAATTTGGACAGCAGACTATGGAAAAAGTCAATGGTCATTCAGGTATTGATGTATCCTCTGCAGATTTTGAGCAAACTGTTTCAACTAACATTGAAAGAGATATTCAAAACGAACTAGTATTAGCTCCTCTATTTAGAGAAATAGCTATGACTTCTGCAACTCAGATATTACCAATCCTACCAGATGCTGGTTATGCTGAATTTACAAGCAACCAAACAGCATCAGGATCAGCGCCTCATGGTAACTTAGACCCAAGAGGAGATGCTTATGATCCTTCAAATGGTGCGGGTATCGTAATGACTGAAAGAACCCTTACAACCAAAAAACTGATCTCTCAATCATTCTTAGGAAACGAGACAGAAGAAGATGCGATTCTACCAATTCTTCCTCTAATTCGTGAATCAATGATTAGATCACACGCTAGAGGCGTGGAAAATGCTTTACTTGCTGGTGATGACGCTGATGGCGTATACGGCACAAGTGGAGCAACGTTCGAAGGACTCTTGCACTTAGCAAGAAATGATTCGAGCTTTACACAATCTTCAACAGCATTTGCTTCTGACTCTCTAACAGCACTACAACTTTTAGCTGCTAGAAAGAACATGGGCAAATACGGCTTAAAGCCAGAAGAAGTAATTTATGTAGTATCACAAACAGGATACTATCAACTTCTAGAAGATGCTGAGTTCCAAGATGTAAACTTAGTGGGCGATATGGCTACTAAGCTTTCTGGAGAAATCGGAACGGTATTTGGATCTAGAGTAATCGTTTGTGACGAGTTCGCAACGCCTGCTGTATCTAAATTCCACGCGATTGCAGTATATCCTAGAAACTATGTGGTGCCAAGACTTCGTGGTGTGACTGTTGAGTCAGACTATCAAGTGGCAGAACAAAGAAGAGTACTAGTGGCTTCACAAAGACTTGGTTTCATCGATCTAATTGATGGTGCTACTTCTAAGTGGGGACTAATGTATAAAGCTTCTTAATAATACATACCGCGCTACGCGGATATGAAGAAATATGCTGGGTGACTTGGGGGAGTAAAGGCTCCTCCAAGTTTCACCTTTTAAGGACACAAAATGGCAAATCTAATTACTACTAAACAGTACAAAGACTACAAACAGATGGATCACAATAAGGACGATGCTAAAATCGATACCTTAGTTGCCTCTATAAGTCAAATGGTTAAGACATATTGTGGACACTCTATAATTGATTTCTATTCAGCTACTAAACTGGAAACTTTCGATATAGAGGATCAACTCACTTCGGAGATTTTTCTCACAGAATCTCCACTCGTAAGTGTTTCTTCGGTAAAGGAAAGACTCTCTATAGCTAGCAGCTTTACCACTCTAACTGAGAATGTCGATTATTATATAGATATAGAACATGATCGCATCAGAAGAATAGATGGAGATAGAGGCGTCGATTATTGGCCGCAAGGGTTTGGATCAGTGCAAGTGGTGTACAACGCAGGATATGCTGCTGTGCCCGCTGATTTGAAGTTAGCAGTTTATGACTTAATTACTTATTACCTAAAAGAAGAATACAAAACACAACGTTCAATTGCTGGAACCACCCTAAGAAATGAAGGCAGTACTTCAATTAGAAATGATATAGGGTTTCCAGATCATATCAAAAGGGTACTAGATCTTTATAAAATTATAGATGTAGTATAATGTCAGCACAGTTCTGGACAAAAATCTTACAAGAAGTTAAAGCTGGAAAGCATGGTAACTACGACGAATGGTCTAGATCTCTTGACAAAGAGGCTTTTGAAACACAAACTATATACTATAATGATATAATAAATGCTGTTTTAGAGTGGTTTGATAATCCTAAAACCAAACTTCCGCGAAAAATGCTATCAAGAAGAGCAAACTTTATAATAGCACAAGTAGCAGACAGGTGCGTAAAGATGTATTTAGCTGATCTCAAAAAAGATGCAATGCAGATACGAAAGGTAATGGTGCGCCCAGTTAGTATAGGAGGACCTGGATCGTTTGAAGTAATTTTTTCTCCCGGCAGTACTGCTGCCCGAAAGGCTTTTGATAATAAAAGAAGACGTCAGCTTGAAAGATTAGGAAATGTTATTTTAAATAAACTTCGTAATGATAAACGAATAACACTAGCTCGACAAATATATATGAATTCTGATGGAACAGGAAGGCCTTATCCTAGAAGAGCTCCAAGCTCTATATTTAAAAGCACTTCGCAGATAGAAAACCAAAACTTACAACAAAGATTACATGGAGATACGGAACATGGAAGGTTTAGAAGAACAACTGTTGCAGCTTATGGAGGTCGTAGTGCTGTTAGAGATACATCAACTAGTCAAATTACAAAAAATCTAGCGCCGTTTTGGACAAAATTAGCAGGAACTGATATACAGGATTTCTTTTTAGGTAAAGATATATTTCAACAAAAACTTATTGAGTTTATTGATATGGAGTTTGGGTTTAATATTACGCAACCAACTACTATTGATAGTCTAAAGGATAAGTATATTATGTTTTATACTCAACGTGGTACATCAAAACAAAACCAGATAATGACAAAGTTAGGGGCTGATGCTCCTAAAGTTTTTGATGAAATAATTAATAAAGGTATTACTGCTGTACGAAAAGATATGCAAAGATTGTATAACTCAAAAGGGTTTGCAGCAAGTATACAAGGATCACCAAGTGTTAGAGAAAGAGGAAAAAGAGCAGTAACAAAACAAGTTTTAGATCCACTTAAAAAAGCTAAAAATACAAAAGTTTCTTCAAAAACTAAGAAACCAACAAAAAGGTCGAATAAGAAAACTCCAATAGTAAAAACTACAAAGGCAAGAAGAACTAGAAAAAATCCTCAAAAACCTCAAAATAAAAAGAGCTTTGCAGGTGGAGTATCAGTAGGAGCAGGAGCAGGAAAGCAAAGAGGTACACAAGGAGGCAGCCCTATTGCTCTTTTAACATTAATAAATAAGGCTCTTCCAAAAGAATTACAAAAAAATATGACAGGAGTTTTTCCAAGAAGTTTAGAACACAGAACAGGAAGATTTGGAGCTTCTGCACAAGTTACTCAAGTAATTCCATTTCCAAGAATGACTGAAATACAATATACTTATCAAAAAGATCCGTATGCAGTATTTGAGCCAGATTCAGGAGATCCTAGAGCAACACCAGGAAGAGATCCAAAAAGAATAATAGGTGGAACAATAAGAGAAATAGCTCAATCAATAATGGGCACAAAGTTTGGTTTAGTAAGGACTAAGAGAGTATAATGACAAGAAGTATATCAACAAGACGATCACAAATTTTAGACGCTTTAGTTGTAAAACTAAAAGAGATAAATGGTACAGGTGATTTTCGTACTAATATTTCAAATCAAGTGTTTCCAAGTATGAAATTTTGGGACGAAATACAAACTTATCCTGCTATACACCTGTCTGCGGGTACTGAAACAAGAGAGTACTTTGGAGGCGGACAAAGGTGGAGATTTTTACAGATTACAATTCGATGTTATGTAAATCAAGAAGACCCTACGGAGGCTCTTTGTTTACTTCTCGAAGATGTAGAGTTTGTACTTGATAATAATAATCAAATATCATATACAGATTCATATGGAACAGCTAGTGTCGCGCAAATCTCAGTCATATCTATAGATACTGACGAAGGAGTGCTTGCACCTCTCGGCATTGGCGAAATGATAATAGAGG